GTTGAAGTGGAAGACGAACTCGAAGCTCGGCGCGAATCGACCCGCCCAGTCACCGGGCATCCCCGGCCCCTGATCCCAGACGTACCATGCGAAGCGCCGCCAGCCCTGGCTGCGCATCCAGCCGAGCCACGCGTCCCAATACGGGATCACTTCGTTGTCGCGGTGGATGAGGCCAAGGTTGACCAGCACCTGACCGTCTCCAGCCATCGGCAAATGGGCAAACACACCGCGCATCAGGCCATCCCAATCCTTGACACCGCCGCTGGTGTAGTCGCGCTGGTTGCCGTAGGGTGGCGAGGTGAAGCACAGCTGCGCGGCATCACCCTGCATCAGCGTGGCGACAACGGCTGGGTCGGCGGCGTCGCCACAAATCAGGCGGTGCGAGCCGATGGCCCAGACATCGCCGGGGCGCGACACCGCCACGGCGGGCGTGTCCGGCACGTCGTCCGCTGCGTCCGGTTCGTCGGCATCGGACTCCGGGGCAGCTTGCGCATCGGGCACCTCGCCCGTGAGCAGCGCCTCGATCTCGGCATCCTCGAAACCCGTCAGGGCAAGGTCGTATCCCGCGTCGGACAGCTCGGCCAGTTCGAGCGCCAACATCTCCGCATCCCAGCCAGCGTCAAGCGCCAAGCGGTTGTCGGCGATCACCAGCGCGCGTTTTTGCGCGACAGTCAAATGGGCCAGTTCGATCACCGGCACCTGATCGAGCCCCAGCTTGCGGGCAGCAGCCAGACGCCCGTGGCCCGCGATGATGCCGTTGTCGCCATCAACCAGAACCGGGTTTGTCCAGCCGTATTCGACGATGCTGGCGGCGATCTTGGCGATCTGCGCATCGGAATGCGTGCGCGGATTGCGGGCGTAGGGAATCAGCGCCTCGACCTTGCGGTACTCGACGTTGAGCGTGTTCAAAGATGATGTCCTGAAAGTAGAAAACCCGCCGACGAAGCCGTGGGCGGGTTTTGGGGGTTAGTGCGAACTGCGAACCGTGCGAACCTCGGTTCGCACCCTGACGCTAAAAAAGCGCCGCGCTCGCGCCCCCCGCATTGCGATTTGGGAAGGAAGGACCCCTTTTTCCTTGGGCCACTTTCTATGCCGTCACCGCTGTCCAGAAGATAGCTGAAATACTACGCCACTCCCGGGTGTTTTGTTGCATGTCCGGCAGCCCCAAAAAAGGACAAATGCATCAAGACAAGGACAAACGCATCACCCATTACCCTACGTTGCTCAGGAAGTTGAAGCCTGATGCCCGATGGCAGTGTTGAGCATTGTCGTGACTGTCTCCAACGCCTTTTGCCACCTGCGCCACGCCGTGGTGCGGTCGCAGGCGAATCGAATCGTGATGTCCCGCCAGCCATAACGTTTGGCCCGCATCCATACCAGATGTCGCTGCTCGACTTCCAGGCATTGCACCCACTGCATCGTTTCCAGCATCCGGTCGATGGCCTCGGGGCTTGGCGGAAACGGACGGTACACCTTCTCATCTGCGGCAAATGACTCCCACTCCTTGCGCACGATGGCAGGCCAGCAATTGAAATAGCCTTGCACACGTACCGGAGGTAAGCGTCGTCCAGTACTGGCGGCCTCCTCGAAGCGCGCGGCCACGTCTTCAATAGTCCAAGCGTTGCGACGGTTAACCATGACGTCGTCCTCCTGTACCGTAGAGACGTTCACCGATCTGGCGCAACAGTTCACGCTCCATCCAATCCAGACGTTCGTCATCGGCATTGACGACGAGGATATGCTGGTCGCGCCATCCGCGTTGCTTGATAACGTCTACGTCCTGAACGTCAGGCTGCAGCCGTCCCAGTGGGCAACGGTATTGGGGTGTTGGCACTTTCATCTCACACCTCCGGTTCCAGTGCGTGCTGGGCGATGGCCCAGTTCAGCAGGGCCAGAGCATCAGCTTCGTTGTCATCGACTGGGTCATAGCCACGCGCACGGATCGCCGTAATCACGTCCGCCTTGCCCGCATTGCCTTTGCCGGTGGCGTGTTTCTTGATCGTGCCAACGGGCACGCCTTGGTACGGGATTTGGTGGTGCTCGCACCACGCCGTGAGCGTGGCCAGGAGGCCGCCGTACACGTGCGCGGCATCCACGCCAACGTGGCGTCGAACCTCCTCAAAGCACAAAAACTGAATTTCAGAAACCGATTCCTGAACTTCAGAAATCCAGCGACGGAAACGCAAATAGCGCATTCCGCCGCCTTCGAAGCGCTGCGGACGAAAGCTCTCCGAGCCGCTGGTGATGTGGCCGGAGCCATCAAGCAGCGCCCAGCCGGTCGTGGTGCCCAGATCGAGGGCGAGGATGGTGATGGTCATGGTGTCAGTCCTTGTTTTGGCTGGTCTGACGGATCGGACGGTTCGTATCGAAACCTTCCATGAGGCGCGCGCACGCGCACGTGTAGGAGTTACGACGTAATCCGTCCGATCCGTCAGACGCGGTTGTGTCAGTCATCGGCGTAAGGGGTGTAGGTGGGTGCTGGCGGGTACCTGAGGCCGATGCCCTGAAACCCGCGCAAGCCCATGCCGTTGCGCCATTTATCCAAGCCCCGGCTGAGCAGCAGATCGGCGAAGCGCTTCTGCGAACCAGTGAATTCGCCCGCTGCCTCTGCCCACTGTTTCCAGTCGTGGAACAACTCGGCGGTCAGCGACTTGGCGTTGGCTTCGCGCACACAGCGCTCGTCGAGCCAGCGGCCCAGGGCGTCCTCGGCTTCGAAATACTCCTCAGTGGCGTCCACCACGCGCTGCGGTGGAGAGAGTCGTCCGTGGCGCTGCCAGTCGAGACAACCCTGCACGGCCCACGCGAGAATGCCGTCACGTTCGGCCAGGAGCTTCTGTTGCAGGTTCTTGTCGCGGCGCTCGGGCGGCACGGTGATCGTGAAAGGGATCAGGTGAAGCCGCCGCTTCATCGCCTCGTCGATGTTGCGGATGGCGGGCTTGTGGTTGCCCGCCACGAACAGCTTGAACTGTGGGAAGAATTCGAAGAAGTCCTGACGCATGAAGCGCGCGGAGATCTTGTCGCCGCCGGTGAGGTTCTTGAGTTTGGACTCGGCCCAGCGCTTGCCCTGTTCGGTTTCGATGGCCGCGACGAACCGTGCGCCACGCAGTCCCGCCATATCGGTCGGGTGGCGGTCGGTGCGCGTCTCCATGAAGGTGTCCATCGGCGCATTGGTTGCGTAATCACCCAGGATGGTGGCCAGTGTGTTGACGAACACCGACTTGCCGTTCGCGCCCGTGCCGTATAGGAAGAACAGCGCGTGCTCTTGTGTCGAACCGGTCAGCGCGTAACCGACCATCCGTTGCAGGTAGGACTGCAGCTCCTTGTCACCACCCGTGACCTCGTCGATGAAATGTCTCCAGGTCGGGCAGTCACCGCTGGGTGTGGCTGTGGTGATCTTGGTCATCCGGTCAGCGCGCTCGTGGGGGCGCATCCGGCCGGTCTTTAGATCGACTACGCCACCGGGGGTGTTGAGCAGCCACGGATCGGCATCCCATTCGTCGGTGGTGGCCGCGTGCCTGCGATCAGCACGCGCCAGCCGCTCCACACCGCCGACCGTACTGGCGCTGGCTAATTTGGCGGCGACCTTGGGGTTGTCGGCGCGCACAGCCGTCTGGCGGCAGACGCTTCGGATCAGGTCGGTGGCCGCCAGCGTGTCCTCAGTGCGCCAGCGTTGCCCGTCCCACACCAGCCACTTGCCCCAGCCAGCCACGTAGCGCCAGTCGCGGTGGTAGCGGCGCGTGAAGGACAGCGCCAGCGCGTCCTCGGTGCCCCAGACGGATTCGTCGCTGCTGACCACTGGCTCGTCAGCATCGGCCACGTCGTGCATTTGCAGGCGTGGGCCGTGGGTGAGGAAGGTAGCGACGTCAAAGCCTTCGGCGATGGCATCCGCTGCATCCCAGCCTTCCGTCGCATCTTCCGGTGGGTACAGGATGTGGCAGGACTTCGCGCCCGCTGCCAGAACGGCCTGCGCCGCTTGAGCTGCGTACTCCCAACCTGGCTTGTCGCGGTCGGGCCAGATCAGCACGGCTTTTCCCGCCAGTGGCGACCAGTCAGTTTTGTCTACTGGAGCGTTGGCGCCGTGCATTGCCGTGGTGGCATTGACGCCCGCCTCGATCAAGGCCTGCGCGCATTTCTCGCCCTCGACCAGCACCACCTGTGCGGCGCTGACGATGCCCGGCTGGTTGTACAGCGGACGTGGATCGGGTGGTGTCATCTTGTGTCGCTTGGCATCCCAAGGGCGGAACTGTTTTTTCTGCCCGGGAGGGTCGTAGCGGTACACGACAGCGATCAGCTTGCCGGTGGCGTCGAGGTAGTCCCACTTGGCGGTGGCGGGGCCGAGTTCATCGACGGGCGCAGCCTGCTTCCGGTTTTTGCGTACCGGTGCGGAGCGGGCACGCCCGAGCAGATCGACAGCGGCGTCGAGCACGCGCGGAAAGTCGTGCAGCACGTCGATCCCGAGGTGCGCGGCGATCAGCGCATAGATGTCGCCGCCGTCGCCAGTGGCGCGATCCGTCCACAGCCCTTGCTTGTCGCCATCGAGAACCACTTCGAGGCTGTCGCCAGGACTGCCCAGCACGTCGCCGATCAGGAACTTGCCACGACGCTTCTTGCCCGCAGGGAACAAGGTGAACAGAACGGATTCGAGTCGTGCCAGCAGGTCGGCACGCAAATCTTCGCGCTCGGCGTCGCTGAGGGTGCGGCGGTTGTGATCGGGCAGTGGCGCGATGTCGTTGAAGTCGAGTGTCATTCGGCCTCCACGCCATCGGCGTCACCGTCGCGCCCCTGCGCGGCGGTGCTGCGCGCGGCCCACGCAGACAGTTCGGACGGGCGATAGCGCACCAGACCGCCCATCAGGTAGTGGGGAATCTTGTACTTGCTGCGCATCTGCGGGTCGGCGAACCAGTAGTACGGCAAGCGCAGCGCGGCAGCGGCCTGCTTGGCGTCGATCATCGGTTCGACGTCGCCGATGAATTGCGTGTCGTCGCCCATGGGGTTCTCCAGCACCGGTCTTGCCATACGCACATCCGGCATTCGAAGTGAGTGGGTTCGTGGAAGCTGCGCGGCAGCAGCTCACCGGCTTCGGTCGCGGAGATGACCTTGACCGCGCGATCCGTCATCCGCTGCGCGAGCGCGCCATCGAAGGGCACCAGCTCGACGTAGATGTCCATCGAGTCGGCGTTGATCGCGGTGAACAGCGCCGGGTGCTCGTGCAGTTGCAGGTGCGCCTGATAGAGCGCGACCTGCGCCGCGTACACCGGCTTGGCGGCCGCGAGGCCCTTGGCTTCCAGTTCGCGCCACGATTTCGCGCCGAGGCACTTGTTCTCCCACAGCGCGGGATAGTGGAAACCGTCCGGCCCGCCGACGATCACGCCATCGACGTGGCCGCGCAGGCGACCGTGCGCATCGGAGAAGCCGAACTGCTCACCATCGGGCTTGCGGGTGCGCAGGTCGAAGCCCGCATCGCGCAGCCACGCCACCATGCAGTCCTCCATGACGTGGCCGCGCTCGAAGATGCGCAGCATCCGGCCCTGGGTGTCGCGCCCGTGATCGACCGGAGCCTTGGCGTACTCGAACTGCAAGGCACGCTCGCAGGCCGCGCCCAGACGCGACGCGCCGAGGTAGTCGCGTGCGGTCTGCTGCGCACGCACGCGCTGCATGCCGATGTCGATCAGCGCCGTGATCTGGCCGGAGACGCTGGCGGAGGAATTGAAGTCCATCATGGCTTCCTCCCCTTCGGCTCGTCCCAAGGCAGGTCGTCCGGAAGAATGGCGAACGGATTGGCGGCGTCGGGTGCCAACGGATCGGGCGTCGGCGGCAAGCCCCGCACGGGCGGGAACTTGGTGGCCTCGTGATGCGCGACCATCGCGTCCGACCAGCAGGTGACGATGGCGTCGATCACCTGCAGCGCTTCGGTTTCGGAGTAGTCGCCCAGCGGTTTGGCAAACCCGATCTCGCCCGCAGCCTCGCCGAAGGCCTTGAGGCACTGGCGCATCGCGGCCAGTTCGACATCAGACGGATCGATCATGGCGACCTCCGTCTTGTCGATGCGGCCTTCCTTGGCGCGCTGCCAGTTGCCGTACAGCCCGTGAAAAGCGTCCTGGCAGCGGCGCGAGCAGAACACCCAGTCGAGCACGTAGCGGCGTGGATCGGCGGTCTTGAAGCGACCGTCCGTTTGACCGTAGCCGCGTGCTTGTCGTTTGCAGACCCAGCATTTCACGCCACCTCCGCGAGTTCTTCGGCCAGCAGGCCAAGTTGCAATGGCATACCCGCGAAAGCCGATTCGCAGCGGCGCTTAAAGTCGGCGTAGCTCATCGAGCTGCGCGCAATCGCCGTGACCGCGTGAATCTGCGATTCCAGATGCGCCAGCCCCTGATCGGACAACCACTGGTGGTGCTTCTGCGAGATGCCCTTGCGGTTGCGGATCTCGCCCAGCAAGTCCTCCGGCAGCACCGGCCCGTAGACCCAGCGCAAGGTGATCTGGCCGATGATGTGGGGCGGGTTCTGCTCGTGCCCCTGGTACCGCCAGTTGAAGAGGCGGTACAGCGCGCGGTAGTAGTCCGGGTGGAAACGCCGCTCCCATGACGCGCAGGACTGGCGCAGCAGCTTGGAGATCAGCTCCTGCAGCGCATCAGGCGCGCGGTGGTGCTGGTAGCCGGTGGCCTCGTCGATCAGCGCGACCTCGCCGGTGGTGGCGAGCGCGCGCATGATCTTCATGCAGTTGGGCACCAGCTTCCTGCGCGCACGGTGCAGCGTGTGGTCGAGCGCGGCATCAATCACGCCGGAGGCGATCTGGGTGATCACGCCCGCCGGGAAGAACTGCGCCCGCCGACCGCTGGGCAGCGAAATCGGTGATTCAAATTTGTCCAGCTCCGACAACGACTTAGGCGAGAAGTCGGCCAGAATTTGGCGGAAACGGTGACCCGTGTTGTTCTCGTGGACGCCGAGCAGCTTGGCCACCTGCTTGCGGACGTAGCCGCGCTCGCCGGTGGTGAGTACGACCACCTCGCAGTCGAGGTCGCCGAAATGCACGACGCCGCAGTGGCTGGCACTGAGGTTGGATGCGCTCATGGCGGCCTCCCTCACTGCGCCCACGACGGTTTGCCCGTCACGGGTGCGCGTTGTGGAGCCGATGTCTGATACGCGGGGGCTGCCTGCGCCGGAGCGCCGGAATTGCCGCCGCCCGACGCCTTGGGCGGCACGCCCATCAACTTCGCGTAGTCGGGATGGTCGGGTTCGACCGCGACCTTGACCACGTTGCGATCCTGACCCTTGGAGTCCTTCTCGACATCAACGCGGGCGAGAAACTCGATGCCATCCAGCTCATGGAATCCTTGGATGCGGCGAGCGGCAGCGGCCTGGGGGCTGTTGTCCTGTGGGTGGACGTTGCGAGCGCTATTGAGCGCGGCACGGATGAAGCTGCGCCCCATCTGCCCCCAGGTCGGTCCCTTCTTGGAGTGCAGGCCGATGTTGCTCCACATCTTGCGCTTGGTGTGGTCACCGGCGGTGACCACGAATTCGGCGGCGAGATAGATAGAGCCGGTGTCGAAGGACTCGGTGGCATAGCCGCCGCCCCAACCTTGCGCGGGGTCGTCATAACCACCCGGTTTGATGGTCATACGCACCGGGACGATGGTGCCCTTGGGGATCAGATCGAAGCCGGATTGTTGCGATTCAGCGTCGTTGAAGTCGTTCCAGTTATTGGTGGTCATGTGATTACTCCTTGGATTCGGTGGTGTTCTGGGTAATAGGGGTGGCAGTGCCTGCGCACTTGGCGATCAGCGCACCGAGATGCGGCGGCTCCAGCAGGTCGAGATGACCGCTGCGGTCTTTGGCCGGGAAGCCGTAGGGATTGACGGTGTGGGTGACGAAGGCGCGGTAGGCGCTGCCGTCCTCGGCCTTGATCTCGGCCAGCGTCACGACCTCGTCGACGATGCCGGGCAGCTCCAGGCTGGTCTTGCTGCCTTCGATCTGCGGCACGAACACCTTGCGGTTGTAGTCATCGAGCCGTTCGTCGAGGATGGCCACGAACACTACGTTCTTGTCCCGGGCATGCTGCAGGTGGGTCAAGGCACTGATCATTTCCTGGCCGAGCAACCCGTAGGCGGCCCGCAGATCAGGCTTACCGGAACGGTCACTGGTCGCACCGGGCTGCGTCTTGCACCACGCAAAGCACTGGCGCGACAGTTGCGTGATCGAGTCAAGGAAGAAGGTCTGGTAGCGGTCGAGCTGCGTCGGGTCGCCAAATTTCTCGACGACGTGGTCGTAGTGCGCCTGCGAGAACGCGCTTTCCGGCGGCAGCGACTTGTCCGGGCCCGCGAGGAACACAAAGAAGTCGCGGCTCTCGGGCCACGATGCCGGGCGGATGGTGTCACCCGGCCAGTCGGCCACGGCCAAGTCGCCGGCCTCGATGTCGAGGAACAAGGTGGTGGCAGGGTCGAGGTCTTTGAGCCGGGTGGTTTTGCCGATGCCAGACTTGCCCAGCATCAGCAGCTTCACGCCCTTGCGCTCGGCCATCCGCTCGATGGCAGATACGATGGGGAGCTTTTTGCCGGGGGCTTCGCCACCTTTCGCCTGCGGCTCACGAAACTGCGCTGCGCTTGTTTTCATGCGTCACCCCCATCGATGCTCAAGGTGAAGGACGGCTTGCCGGCATCCACGGTGCGGGCAGTGGCGAACTGCTGCTGCAGGGCCGGAGGCCAGTTCGTGTAGCGGGACTCAGAGACGGACAACTTGATGTCGAGGTAGCCCTCGACCTTCTCGCCCGAGGTCACGATGCGCTCGGCGATTTCGGCCAGTTGCTTCTGATCCCAACTGACCTTCTTAGGCAGCTCGTACTTTAGGTGCAGCGGGCCGTCGCTGATGTGGGCGGTGCCGAAGTCGCGGCCGGATTCACGCAGCGCGGCGCGTGCCTGTTCGCCGTAGCACTGATCCAGCGCCGCATCGAACTTGGTCCGGGCCTTTTTGAGCCAATCGATGGCGGCATCGAGGTTCTTGTCGATCTCGTGCTTCTGCTCTGGGGGCAACGCAGCCAGTTGGCTGACGGACATCTCGGCGATGTCGGCGGGGAAGATGGTCAGATCGCTCATGGCCGCCCCCTCACTGGTAAGCACGAACCGAAGTCGAATAACGCGAGACGCGCCGTTCAAAGGCTTCGACTTCGGAGATCAGATAGGTGACGCGCGCCCCGAGCTTGCAGAAGACGGGGCCGAGCTGTTCCTGCCGCCAGCGGCGCAGAGTTTTGACGGAGAGCCCCCAGCGAGCGGCGAGCTCATGTTCGTCAAGAGCGATGCGCACGGCACCGCTCGGGAGTTGCCGGATAGCGTTCCGGCCGGGTTGAACGGATGGGGTTTGGTTTTGCATTGCGGAACTCCTTTTGTTTGGGAGTTCCTATTGAATTGCTCCATGCCTTGGGCTTGCGCGAGTACGTTTTGGGCTTTCACGAGCAGGCATCTATCTCAGGCCAGCTAGTGCGTCCTGACTAACTCATTGATCTATTTGCACTCATGCTCATCGTTTCGGTTATTGCGATTTCGCTTATTTCGTTTATAATGAGCCCAATTGAACTTTGACCCAACGAGGAGACCTCCATGAACGCTCCCGCTATCCCCAAAACACTGCCCTCAGAAGAGGACATCGCGCTCGCACGGGAGTCGGGCCGCGCGCTGTCGACCGTGCTCCAAACCCGTGCCGAAACCCAGCAGATCGACTTCCATGACGACAAGGGTGCGGTGCGTGCCGTGCGCATCCCGACGTCTGCGCTGCGCCTGTTGCTGGAAGTCCTGACCGAGATCGGCCAGGGCAACGCCGTGTCGATCATTCCGATCCATGCAGAACTGACCACGCAGGAGGCCGCCGACGTTCTCAACGTCTCGCGTCCCTTCCTTGTCCAGTTGCTGGAGAAGGGCGACATGCCGTTCCACAAGATCGGCACGCATCGCCGCGTGCGCTACCAGGACGTCATCGCCTACAAGAAGCGCATCGATGCCGAGCGTCGCAAAGCCCTCGATGAGTTGGCCGCGCAGGCCCAGGAACTCGGCATGGGATACTGATCGGATGAGCTCGCATTTCACCGTCGTCTATGACGCCTGCGTGCTCTACCCGGCACCGCTGCGCGATTTGCTGATGCATCTGGCGCTGTCGGACTTGTACCGGGCACGCTGGAGCGATCTGATCCACGACGAGTGGACGCGCAGTGTGCTGGCCAGCCGCCCCGACTTGACCCAAGACCAGCTGAACCGGACACGCCATCTGATGAATGCCCATGTCCGAGACAGTCTGGTCACCGGATTCGAGTACCTGATTCCGTCGATCAATCTCCCCGATCCGGACGACCGCCACGTGGCGGCGGCCGCCATCCACTCCGGGGCCAGCCTGATCGTGACCTTCAACCTCAAGGACTTCCCGGCAGAGGCACTCAGGCCCTACAACCTCGCGGCCCAGCATCCGGACGACTTCATCGTCGATCTGCTGGATCTGCATCCCGCAGGCGTGCTGGAGGCCGCCGCCTGCCATCGGCGCTCGCTGAAAAACCCGCCCAAAACGGCAGACGAATACCTCGACACCCTGCTGGCGCAGGGTCTGACTCAATCGGTGGCGGTCATGCGCCAATGGACTGTGGCCATGTGAACGGCCAAAGGGAGAATGCATGGGCAAAAAGACCCTGACCAACGCGCACTGCCTGCTTGACTTGATCGAGAAGGCTCCAGTTCAGACTCTCAAGGCTTTTTCCGGGCTCCCCGAATGCCAGGCGCTGACTCGTGGCTTCGACTGGTCACAGGATGCTGCTGCGCTCCCCTCCGCCCTGATCGAACACATCAGACATCTCCGAAAAGATCAGCGTGACCCTGCCGAGCGCGAGGCACTGCGCGTACTGCGTCTGGCATCCCTGCGCGGCGCGCAAATCCTCACGACCGTCGCCGACCAGTTCAACGACAACGATCTGATCGCCGCTTTCACGAACCAGGATGGCGGCGAGATCGGCCGCGCGGTCTGGATGCGCACCCACTCCGACGAGGCGGCACGGCTGTTCGATGTTGCCGAGTCGATCCTGAACACCGGTGACATCCGGGGCAACAAGCGACTCTACGACGCTTTCGATGTGCCGTGCGACGATGCACCGCCCTTCATCTGGAACGATTCCGTCAAGAAGGAGCTCGAGGCACAGCTCACCAGCGCGATGCGCCTCGGCGAACCCTGCGAAGTGGTCTACGTTCCGCTGGCCGACGAGAAGAAGAATGGCGACACGAAGACCATTCATTACCTCGTTGTACGGTTTGCCGGAGATCAGGTGACGGCGGTGCAGGTGGTCAACCGCAACCGGAAGAGTTTCTGCTACTTCCCGGCACGCGACGCGACACTGGTTTACGCGCCGGATCGCAAGGTGGTGGAGGTCTATGCACACACCCTGTCGACGCGCGCTCCTCTGGCGAATGTTCTGTCCAAGCACGGTTTCAAGGCTCCGCTATCGAACCGTCCCCTGAACCGGTCGCGTTACGACCTGTCCCGGTTCGCGTTGCCCCTGCGGGACGAGAAACCGCAATTGGATGGTGTGAAGGTCGAGCGTCTATATCTGACGGAGGCCAAGGCATTGCTCGGACATTCGACGGACGCCGTGTCTCTGCACATCGACAGCGGCGCGGAACTGCACGAGGTCATCAATGATCGCTGGAGCAACCATCCGTTCTCGCAACCCGGAGCCATCCTCGGCGTGACGCTGTTGGCCGATCTGGTGTTCGATGGCGAAACCGGCGAAACGCCGCTGTCCATTGTGCTGGCGGAACCCGGCCGATGCAGCCTGCAAGGCGAGAAGGACCTCCGGCTGCGGCAGGCCGGGACGCAATTGCTCGAAGCGTTGGGCGTTCTAAAGCCGTTGCACCCGGGCTCGGGTATCGACGACCCGAATCTTGTCGTACAGGTGGCCCGGCTGCTCGAATCCGCGACTAGCCCGATGGACGGCTTCGCACTGGCGCAACTGGGGATCGACATCGACCGATTCGAGGATGAAGGCATCATCATCGAGGGCGACCGGATCACCGAGAAGGTGGTCGATCTGGCCGACGGCGAGCGGTTCACGGTCAAATTGGAGCGCTGCGTTGACGCCAATCAGGTGCGCTACCGTGATCCGCTCACCGGTATGGATATATTCCTGCCCGCCAAACATGCGCGGCGCTGGAAAGTTCATCTGAACTGGCTGCGCGAGGAGATCATCACGGCCTTGGGCACCGCACTGCAGGGTGTGCGTGGCAAGCACGTGGATGAAGAGCCCGTGTTCCTGGGTGAGATCGACATCGACGGTCATGCCGTCGCGCTCTACTTCGCTGCGAAGATGTCCAGCGAGCGCCAATACGCCCGCGTCGATACCGCCTTGCGGCTGCATCCTCGCCCCGTTCCAGGCATCGTGCTGACAACGGCATCCGTCCCGTTCCCGTTCGCCGGGACGAATGTGGTGATCCCCATCGAGGACGTGGTGTCGTCCGCTGGCGCGAAAACAGCCATCGACACGACTCGTCTCACGGTCGCGTATCGGCACGGACTGTTGGCTGCAATGGGTGGCACTTCGGTGAGCCTGAAGGTATCCGCCGACGGGTATGCGGCCGTGTTGTACCTCCCTGGCAAAGCACCTTGGCGTGTCACCGGTAAGGGCAAGATCACCGTGCTGCAGCGCTTAGTCGATGCCTACGCGGCAGGCACGCATGTGAATACCAAGAAGCTGATGGAGGACACAGGATGTCTATCCCCTGCCAATCTGTTCTCCAAGACGTCGCCCTGGAGAAACTACCTGGCCAAGGTCAAAGGAACACACGGATGGCAGTTGAACCTGCCTATCCTCGACGCCCCGGTCGATGATGACGAAGACAAGATCGAGACGGAAGAAGTCGCACTGATCGGCTGACGTTCAAACGCCCATTACCCTACGTTGCCATCCTCTTCGGAGGATCAGGCCCACTATCTGTGACGGTTGCAATTCCCCGGAGCCGTCATGGAGAACCTCGAACTCGCATCACCCTCGGAGATGTCTGCCAGCGCCCGCGCTGGCGAAATCACCACCATCCTTGCGGCAGCCATCGTCCGCACGCTCGCCGGCGACGATCAAAAACAGAGAGAAGTTGGACTTGGCTTTCTGCCCAACCAGCGCGTTCATACAGCCCCCTATCAACAGGAGAAATTGTGATGAACGACACGCTGACGAAGCAGCAAACGGTGGCCCGGCAAATTGCCGACCTTGCCCAAATGTCCATGGCAGAACTTTGGCCACTCTGGGATCGGTACTTTCCCCGCCGCCCTGATTATCCAAATCGCACGCACGTCGAGTCACGCATTGCCTACAAGATGCAGGAGGAAGCCTTCGGCGGCTTGGCACCCGAGACCAGGAAACGGCTGGAGGCCATCGGTGCCAAGCACTCCAAGATCAAGCTGCGCGCCAAGCCGCGCGAGTTCGATTTCGCCCCCGGTACCGTCCTGCTGCGCGAATGGGGGGAGCGAGAGCATCGGATCACTGTCTCGGCCGCCGGACTGTTCGAGTACGAAGGCCAGACCTTCAAGAGCCTGACGGCGGTGGCTCGCCACATCACCGGTGCGCACTGGTCGGGGCCCTTGTTCTTTGGCCTGACGGGTAAGGGAGGCGCACGATGAACGACGCCCCCCAGATTGCCAGCCCCAAAACGCGCAAGCGCTGCGCCGTCTACTGCCGGGTGTCGTCAGACGAGCGGCTCGATCAGGAGTTTAACTCCATCGATGCGCAGAAGGAGGCAGGACACGCCTACATCGCCAGCCAGCGCGCCGAGGGCTGGATTCCGGTGGCCGACGACTACGACGACCCCGGCTTCTCCGGCGGCAACACGGATCGGCCGGGACTGAAGCGCCTGCTGGCGGACATCGAGCGCGGCCAGATCGACATCGTGGTGGTCTACAAGATCGACCGTCTGACGCGCAGCCTTGCCGACTTCGCCAAGATGGTGGAGTTGTTCGATCAGCGCAACGTGAGCTTCAGCGCGGTCACGCAGCAGATCAACTCGGCCACGTCGATGGGTCGGTTGATGCTCAACGTCCTGCTGTCCTTCGCCCAGTTTGAGCGCGAGGTCACGGGCGAGCGCATCCGCGACAAGATCGCGGCCGCCAAGCGCAAGGGGATGTGGATGGGCGGCGTGCCGCCCTTGGGCTACGACGTCGACAACCGCCTGCTGGTCATCAACGACGCCGAGGCGACGGTGGTGCGCCGCATCTTCGAGGAAATGCTGACCATCGGTTCGCCGACGCAGATCGCCGCCAACCTGACTGCCGAGGGCATCACCACCAAGGCCTGGACGACTCAGGAAGGCCAGACCCGCAGCGGCACGCGCATCGACAAGAAGTACCTGCACAAGCTGCTGCGCAACCGCATTTACCTGGGCGAGTTGTCGCACAAGGGAAACTGGTATCCCGGCGCGCACCCGCCGATCATCGACCAGACGCTGTGGGGCAAGGTGGCGGCGGTACTGGCCACGGACAGCCACACGCGCTCGGTCGAGACCAAGATCAGGTCACGCACCGACGCCTTGCTGCGCGGCCTGCTGTACACGCCCTCGGGCGAGCGGATGTACCCGACTTACTCACGCAAGAGTGACGGGCGTAAGTACTTCTACTACGTCTCGAAATCAGAATCGCGCTTCGGCGCACTGGGAAAGAACTACGAGCGCCTGCCCGCAGCGGAGATCGAAGCGGCGGTGGTGGCGCAAATCCGAACGGTGCTGACCAGTCCGGAATCCATCGCCTCGGTGGTGCGCCACATCCAGCGCACCGGCGCGCAGATCGACGAGGCGAGCACGGTGATGGCGATGGGTCGGCTCAACGACGTGTGGGATCACCTGTTTCCGGTCGAGCGCCACCGCATCGCCAACCTGATGATCGAGCGCATCGATCTGGTTCACATCGGCGAGGTGCAAGGCATCAAGGTGAAGTGGCGTGAGCTTGGCTGGAACGCCTTGATCGAGGAATTCGCCCCGCAGAGCATCGGCGCGGAACTGCTGGAGGTCGAGTCCTGATGGACAGCCCGCTCGAAACCATCGTGCCCCTGCAGTTCAAGCGCAAGAAGGGACGGCTGCTGCTCGCAGACGCAGGCGCGCACGACGTCACGATCATCGAGGCCGTCGCCCGGGCGATGCACTGGAATGCGCTGCTGGACAGTGGCGTGTACAAGAGCGTCAGCGCCATCGCGCAGGCCGAAGGCCTGATGCCGACCACCGTGGGCAGGATGATGCGTCTGGCACGCCTCGCCCCGGACATCGTCGAGCAGCTGATGGTCGGCAGCCAGCCTCGACGGCTGACGCTGCTGTGGCTGATGCGTCACGACATCCCGGCCCTCTGGCCGGAGCAGCGCCAGATGATCGAGCAGTTCGATTAGGAGGCACGATGTCCCGCAAGCACTACGGCAAGCAGACGGGTCGCGCCATCACCCACGAGCTCCCGGCACCGGCGGGTGGGGTGCGGCTTGAAACCTTCGTGCCCTGGGCGCTGGTGAAGCGGGGGCTGAAGAAGCAGGTCATCACGCCCCTGGATGCGCCGCAGGAATTCCTATCCGAGGCCACCCGGGAGCGGGAAGCGCGTGCGGCCGCGCAGGACACTGCGCTGATGCGGGCGCTTGGCCTCGCGCACCACTGGCAACGCCTGCTGGAAGAGCGCCGGGCGGCGTCGGTCGCCGAGATCGCAGAGGCCGAGGGCATGGACGTGACGCAGGTACGCCGAGTCTTGCGGCTGACCCTGCTGGCCCCGGAGGTCGTGGAACGTCTGGTCGCGGCACCCGACATCGTGCTGGAGCGGGTGATGCGTCGCCCTTGGCCCAACGGCTGGGCCGACCAGATGCGGGTGCTCGCGCCGCCCGTGTGAGCACGTCACACCCAGCGCCAGCAACCGCCTCCGGGCGGTTTTTTTGTGACCGCGTGGCGCTCGGTCGCCACCGCTACAGGACTTGCCAACCACAACCGACCGCCTCTAAACCCGCGTCAGCAAAGGAAGTGACCTCGCGAACGCTCGCGAGACCAGCAGAGAAAATGGAGAACGGAGAGGCTGCGGTGGGGCAGAAAACGCGCGTTTTGGAGGTGCGGCGCTCGCGAGGCCATGCCTGGATACCGCGCCAACACTGGGAACAACAGACGAAAAAAAACCAACCGAGAGTGGTTGGTTTTTTGGAATTGGTGGCCAGGGGCGGAATCGAACCGTCGACACGCGGATTTTCAGTCCGCTGCTCTACCAACTGAGCTACCTGGCCAAAATTTCAGAAACTGCATGCGCAAAAGCGATTTTTCGGAGCGCAGCAT